CCTAGAGAGGCTTTGACAACTGCGTATGTCGCACCACTAGGAATACTCTTTAATTCACTAGACAACTTTAGATTATGCTGAATAGGAAGACGGTTCTTCCGTTGTATCATACCAAATATGTCTGCCATAGCTTTGAAGCTATCACGATTTTTGATACGCATAAAGAAGGGGAACTCTTTAACATCAACAGATTTACCGTTCTCGTCCTTAGCATCATCGAGTGTACACATTCCGAATATAATCTTGTACCTTTTAGTACCTCTCATAACGTCCTGTGTTTCTTGTGGCAAGGACGAAAAGTCCTTGACATAACCAGAAGGTCTACCGCAGTTGAAACCTCCGTAGTTATCCTTTAAATCCACTGTAAGAGACTTACCCATTACAGATCGTAACATTCTGCCAGAACCACCGTCAGGTCTGGTGAAGTTATCATCCCACCGTTCCCACTGAAACCTTTGCATGAAAGGTCTAATGGTTATTGTAGAACTGTAATATACAGTCTCGTCAGGGAAAGTAACAGAGTACGCACCTGCCTTGATTACGGCAACCTCCATGTTCTCTCCATCAACCTTCTTAGTCCCCATGATGTTCTGGTGAACCTGCTTAATCTCTGCAAGAGCAGAGCGTGATGATGGAGGAGTGTTGGACATTCCCATAATGTCTGCCAAGCTTTCCTTCGTACCCATAACTGCTAAACTATTTTCCATTCTTTGTTTCTCCTTAAAACGAATCATTTGAATATACTACATAACGTCCTTGGTGTCAAGCCAATTATTTCCTATCTTAGCTTCAAGCACCATTGGAACATTAATTTTTACATCATAGTAACTATCTATAATGTCATTAAGGTCATCATTCACCTTTTTTATAAGGTTAATAACCTCAGTTTCTTCTGCAGGATGTACATCAATAACTACGGAGTCGTGTACCGTATTGACGAGACAAGACTGTAAAACCTCTAGCCTTTTGTCTATTTCCAAAAGTACAATGGGAACAATGTCACCAGTTGCAAATCCCTGCACAGGATAATTCTTTATCATGGTAAAATGTGTAGGAGAACCACTCGCCCTTCTCTCCACATCTGGAAAGGCATACTGTCTGCCAG